CATATTTCCCCTTTGTTGGCTAGGCTGATTCTATGTCAAAGCACGGACACCTTTCAAGTCCCTATATGAGATTTCTAAAGCTCGTGAATTTGCACGATCCTGATTGCCAGAAGCTTCCAAACGTTTTCTTCCCGGAGGACATAAGCGATCCAGAAGCTAGGGCAGTTGCAACCAAAACCGCAAAGGCAATCTGCAAGGCTTGCCCGATGGTTGACGATTGTTTCACCTACGCAATGGAGACGCATCAGCGCTATGGAATCTGGGGAGCGACTTCACCGCAAGACCGTTGATTTGTTTTTTGCAAGGCGCTTGGTTACTGTTTGCGTATGACTAACTTTCAGGCTTACGAAAAGCTAAAACTTGCAATCGCAAACGCTCCTGCGATACCACCTTGCCAGACGACCGACCCTGAGATTTGGTATAGCGACGTGACAACAGGCGTCCACGATTTTAGAACCGCAAAGAAGTTTTGCAAAACTTGCCCTGTTAGAAATGAGTGCCTTGAGTACGCCATCGTCGCTAACGAGGTTCACGGAATCTGGGGAGGTCTTACCTACAAGGAGCGCAGGAAGCTCGCTCCTAAAGGTTGGCTCAAAAGGTGAGGGCTGCCAAAGAACACGACAACTTGCGCCTTGCAATTCTTGACCTGCCGACAACAACACCCTGTCAAAAACTCGACCCCGACATTTGGTATCCTGAGCAAGGGCCAGCGCTCCCAATTACAGTCGAAGCCAAACGTCTTTGCGGAGTCTGTCACGTCCGAGTAGAGTGCTTGGCTTATGCCTTAGCAGCTAATGAACGTCACGGCATCTGGGGAGGGCTGAGCGCCGACGCTAGGAAAAAACTTAGAGCGACTTCTTGGTAATAATTGAGGTCAGGACAGATAGCAAAGCCGAGCCTAATGCGATGCTAAAAAAGCCAACCCAGTCAACTGCAAATAGCCCTACAGTGCCTCCACCTAAGAAGGCAAGTCCTGCCTGAGCAAAAGTCTTTACAGCACGCTCTCCGGCGCTGTTGATAAATTCTTTACTAAACATCTCCATTAGTCCAATCTTGATTGTTGTTTCTTCCGTCTTGCCACGATGCACTTACAGTGTAAGCCGTAGTGATAATTGAGATAAGCGATACGCCGCCTGTTATCAAAGTCACTCCGACACCCCACTGGTCGACCAGGAACGTCAGTGAACCAAAGATAATCATTGCAAAGCCGAGACGGTAAGATCCAAAGATTAGCTTGCGACGAAACTTCCAGCTTGCACCCGTTGCAGACTCCGGCTCGTCCTTTAAGAAGAACACACCGTCAAACATTTTTACAAGGGTCTTTTGCAACATTCGCAGACCTCTCGTACAGGCTTCTTTACATTAGCGAGGATTAGCTTGTATACGTCAACCTTCTCAGACGTTACGCCAAAGACTCCCTTCAGAGTTCTCGACGCCGTGACGTGGACGTGAGGCCCTGAACTAACCCCACTGTCGCCAAGCAGTCCTACAGTCTGACCTTTGCGTAGCTTCTGCCCGACACGGTAGCCGGGCTTAGCATCCATATGGCAGTATCCCAAGAACCAAATAACACCGTCTTTATCCATTGCCGTTTGCACGACAACCCAACCTAAGACTTCTGAGAACTGAATCAACCGAATCGTGCCTTTGGCAATAGCTGGTATGCGTGTGCCTCGCCGTCTTGCCCAGTCAGTGCCGGAGTGCGGTTGCATACCGTTTGCTTTTCTAAAGTTGCTCATCTCGCCATAGTGCGAGGTTATGTATTTAGCATCATAGACTAAGCGCCAATCAGCAGTGCGATCAAAGAAGCGACTCACTTTGACTTCCTTAATTTGTATATTTTAGCCACGAAGAAGGCTCACTAACGCAACTGCTACCGCTCCGAGTGTTGCGCCGTAGACGCTGTAGACAAGTCGAGCAATCAGCTCAACCTTTGACAACCTGTTTTCCATATCGGCAACTTTGTTTGGCAAATACTTCAAGCCACGCAGCTCGGCAAACATCTCAATCTGGTTCTCGTTAACTTCCATAAGCTTTTCATAAACTTGAACATTAGTAATGCGAACTGATGTGCCTTCTTCAGCCATTACTCTGTCACTCCAAACTGAGTTACTTCCCAGTCAGTCAGTTCTTCATTCCACGAATACATTAGCCCGTCGTCTGGGTAAGGCACTGGCGCTTCCCATTGTGCAGTTTCCTCAACTAGCAGCCAAGAGTCATAGGGCTTAGGCGAGATAAATGCGTCACGCTCTAAGTCATAAGTAAACCCAATGCCAGCGTAGTTCTTACGAATGTTCCCGTTGTAAGAGGTACGAACGCATACCTGACCACGATACTCACCGTAGTACTTCTCCCAGTTTCGGACGTTCCCGACGACTTCGTTTTCATCTCGCCCGACAATAACCTCGGTGACAATGTTGTTCTCGTCTAAAAATGCGTAATGTGCCATTTGTCTAGTTTACCTTTCCTAAGCAAAGCTAACATCGTCAGTTCCTGCTGTAATGGTTGTTACCTTGAACCCACCTGCTGCTGCCGGAGTAGTTCCGGTAAGCCCTGCTCCGATAGTAATGGTGTAGCCGTCTGGGTATTTGATAATTAAGATTCCCGAACCACCATTGCCACCTTGATTACGTGGACCGCCAGCACCGCCACCGCCACCGCCAGCACCGCTACCCGTGTTTATAGTGCCATTTGTTCCAGTGCCAGAAGTAACCCCTGCACCACCGCCGCCAGTTCCACCAGCACCGCCAAAGCGTGTGCCGTCAATATTATTAGTACCGCCGCCGCCGCCACCTGCTCTAGTGACCGCTGTGCCAGTTATTGCACTGGAAGTACCAGCTCCACCAGCGCCGCCAGTGTTAGAAACTGTTCCACCATTTGCACCAGCTACGCTTGAACCACCGCCGCCGCCGCTCATATAAGGTACAGAATCAACGCCAGCACCACCGTCTCTACCTTGCTCGGCAGTGCCGTCACCTTTAGCCCCGTTACCAAAATAAGCTGCACCGCCGCCGCCTGAGCCGCCGTTACGGCCTGCAATGTAGGTAGTACTTGAATCAACACCGCCGCCGCCGCCGCCGCCGCCTGTTGAGCTAATCGAAGATAATACCGATGCTGTGCCGTCTGTTCCCGAAGAAACGCCAGCGGTTGCACCACCAGCACCGCCACCACCAATGCTAACTGAGTAATTTGCACCAGTTTCGAGTGTAAGAACAGACTCAGCACTTGCGCCGCCGCCGGAAGTCCCTGCTGAAGTTCTGTAACCACCAGCGCCACCGCCACCACCGTTAGTACCTCCGCCAGCGCCACCAGCGACAACCAAATAATCAACAACCAGCGGAACTAGGTTTCTAGCAGAAGCAAGGATTCCAAGAAGTATCACGCTATATCACCTATCAAGACTGCTGTAGAAGAACTGAGAAATAAGATTGAAGCTGCCGACCACTGTGATTCTATAGTCAGAGTGGCAGCTGGGTTGATTGTCACGCCTGAGCCTGCAAACGTAATCACGCCTGTTCCAATGTTTACAACGTCCACCCTGTCGCCCGCACTGAATGTTCCGCTTGGCGCTGTGATTGTGAACGTTCCGTCGGCTGTTATCGTTTCGCCTCTGTCGCCAACTGCGAGAGTGTAGGCAGCGGTCTTGGCGTTTACCGCCGGAGTGAGCAAAGCTTTGTCGTCAAGCTGTGACTGAATCCCAGAGGTTACGCCGTCTACATAATTCAGCTCGGTTGCGTCTGCTGTCACACCGTCAAGAATGTTTAGCTCTGCGCTTGTTGCCGTCACGCCGTCGAGAATGTTTAGCTCGGCTGCCGTAGCTGTTAGGTCGCTGATCTGCGAGGCAGGGATTGTAACTGCGCTTAGGTCAACGTTTAGAGTTACGTCGCCGCTTGTGCCTCCGCCACTAAGGGCTGTCCCTGCTACTACCGAAGTAATATCGCCGGGGTTAGACACTGCCACCCAAGCACTGCCCGAATAGTATTGAAGCGAATCCGTGTCGGAAAGAAAAGCAAGCATCCCCTCGGCAACATTGTCACCTAGCGCTGTCGTTCTAGCTGCTGCGTCTGCGTAAACTTGCACGACTTGATTCTGAACCAAGCTTTGAAAGTCGCCTGCCTCTACTACTTCGCCTACTGCCCATAGTTTCCAGCTCATACTAAACCGCCGTAATGTTTCCGATTAGTCGGTACTCGTCTGTCGCCACACAAAGAAGTGTAGCCGCTGAATACTGAGCGCCGATTGTAAAACTGCCCGATGTTGTGGATGTTGCGTCTCCTGCCACCGTTGCCGTGTCTGCCGTTATTGTGACCACGCCTGCGCCGTCTGCAATTATGTCAGCCCTAGCCCCGACCTGAAAGTCAGTGCTTGCGTCTACAGTTACGGTCGTGGCTGAGCCGTTGGTAAATCTAATTGTTTTATTTTCGTCTGTCGAGGCAAGCGTTCTAGAAGTCGTTGCGTCTGTCACAATTGTGGTTAGTTGGCTTGCCTGAGTATCTACTCCAACCCAAGCGGAACCGTTGTAAACGGTAAGCAAGTTTGTGTCGTCGAGGTAAGAAAACATTCCCTCCGCAACGGTAGCAATCCCACTGGTTCGAGCCGAAGCATCGGCAAATCGCATAATGGTTTGGTTCATTAAATAGGAATTGACGTCGGCTGCTGCAAGTACCTCCCCGGCGACCCACACTTTTTGTCCAGTCAAGTTACTCCTAAAAACCTAAAATGTTGTTTGAAGATAGTCTACCAAACACTAGGTCGGATAGAGTCCAAGGGCTTTTTTCAATCGTGCTAAAGCCAAGGCTAAGGATGTGTTCTATAGTCGACACCGAGTGATCGATGCGGATAATCTCTGCGAACTTTGAAATGGCAGGAGCGATGCCGTTAGGCGTTAGCTTAATTTTTACGACCTCGGAAAGCTCCAAGGCAAGAAGCTGCGCCTGTTGAGCTAAAGTTCTCCGGTCAAGAATTACGTCGACCGAATTAAAACGGTACTCGGGGTCTTTGTATTTGTTGGCATAAAGCTTTGAAAGCTCGACTAAATCTGAGTCGTTATTTATTAGCAAGCCCGTTTGATTTAGACCAAAAATCCCGTAAGTGTCTATCGAGTCCAACGCACGAGCAACCGCTTGTGTCCCTGTAATTTGTGAGGTCAAAACAATTTCGTTGTGCAAGTTTTCCGAGCCATACTCTACGACGATGTTTGAATATGGAACGCCTGTTCCGTCGTCTGCAAAAGTGAATCCCTGCGCATTAGAGGACGCTCTCCTATCACGGAAAACAATCGAGCCTGCCTTTGAAATAAAGAACGAACCCGGCTCAGATTTTTCAATAGTTCTAAAGTAAGCCAAAGCGTTCGTGTTCTCTGGGATAGTGTCTGCCCCTAGCTCCATTGCGCCGACCTCAATGTCTCTTTGAGCTACAGGCCAAGCAAGTTCTGGCAAAGACAAGATCGTGTTTATTCTGTCGCCACTTTGTTGCACGTCATTGGTTCTTGTAAAAATAAACTGACTCGCAAGTGAAGACGTTGCGTCTGAACACGCAACCGCAACCGTGCTGTCTCCGCTTGGTTCATAGAAAAGATTCCAGTCGTCAATCAAACCAAAGAATTGAACCACCCCACCGGAGCTAATTCGGATTTGTCGCTTAGGTATAATCTGGCCAAAATAAGGAGAAGCTGCAAACTCAGGGTCGAAGGTTCTGTCGTTGTTTAGCAACACAACATTTGCAAGCCCTTGGTCGTACTGATCGAGCTGTCTGTTCTTGCCTCGTTGTATTGAAATGCTTTTGACCTTGGCTGTCACGTCGTAAAAGATAGCGCCTGACAACGGAAAGCTTGAGTTGTCTAGCAACCCTTTTGTCTCGCTGTCGAGCGTAAAAAACGGAGCAGTTGGCGAGGTTACGTTGAAACCAATTTCGACTAGAGGAGTTGGGACTGCCATTAGAGCGGACTCACGATAACTTGTCCGCCACCTGTTACATACTTAGCCACAGTGTTACCCAAGGACTTTCCGACCATTGCTAGAGACTGTGAGCTGTCTGCCTTAACGTTTATGTTGATTGTTGTCCCAACTAAGCTTTGTGCGTCTTGACCACCAAGAACGAGTCTATTGGTTTTGAACCCTGCCAAAGTCTCAAGCGCAGAAGCTCGTTGCAGCTCTGTTGTCGAAGTTGCCCTAATATAAGCTTCTGCTCCTAAAATGCGCTCGTCAAGGTATTTCGCAACACCTGCAACGTCTGAAGCCGAGTCTATAAGTAAACCGATTGCGCCTGTCGCTTGAGAGGCTGCCACCGTAACCGCTGAATTTTGCAGCGAACCACCCGGCCCAGTTGCGGCTTCAATTTCTTTTCCGACAGCGAAGCCTTTCACCTTTTCAAGCTTGGCTAGGAACTGGTCAAGAGTGCCACCAAGACCGCCAAACATTCCGTCCATATCTTCAATATCTTCTTGTAACTGAGACTTGATTTCAGACACCGAGTCGTGTAAAGCCACAGCAGCCTGCTCAAGGGCTGCGGCAAGCGTCGCTTGTTGTTGTACCAATGCGACTGCCAAATCGCTCTGAGTGGTCGCATAGAGCTGCTCGAGAGCAGCAGTAGCCAATCCTTGCTTCTCGTAGATTTCAGCCGCTAAGGTATCCATCCCATTTGCCGACTCAGTTTCTAGTGCGTCAAATAGGTTCCGGAGGTTTTCTTTTGTCTCAGGAGTTGACTCAAGGATCGCACCTGCAAGCTCGTTACCTGTTTTAACTCCTGCCGAAACAATCTGCTCAATAAATGTTTGCGTGAAGCCCTGCGACGCTAGGTCGGCTGACTTAGACAGCAGCCCCTTAGAGGCGTCCAGCTTGGCAGTCATTGAGCTAATCAGTCCATCGACAGACTTGTCTTCGCTGCTGTCGAACAAGCGCCCAACGTCGACCTCTACTGCTGAGCGGTATGCGTTGCGCAACCTGTCTTGCGAACCTTGGACTATCCCTGCAAGCTTGTTGTCAAACTCTGTCTGTAGCCTAAGAATCGAATCGGCGTAATCTTGGTTTGCAGTTGCAACCGTGTCGTTGTAATTTTTCTGCGCTGATGCAAGCTGACTTTGTGAAGACTGAATCATTTCCTGAACACGCTGAAACGCTATGTCCTTGGCGCTTGGGCCACTGCGAGCTTGTGAGACTGCGGCTGGTGGAGTGTAAACGATTGGCTTGCGAGGCCCCCAACTGCTGCCGTTCCAAACCATTGTAAACCACTGAGCTTGCCCGTCTGCATCCAGCGAAAATCCAGTGTGAACTTGTCCGGGTCTTGGGTTGGTTGGTAGGCTGCCAGAGTCATTTGTCGGCGAAGAAGGAATCATCCCGTTAGCAAGCAATCCCATATCTATGTTGGCTTGTCTGGCAGCAGCGCTAACGCCTTCTATCTGCCCGGTGATTCCATAAAGCTTTAGATTGTTGAATCGGTTTAGCTCGCCTGTTGTTCCGTCTGTCGCCCTGTTGACTTCCCTTTGCCCGTCGGCAAGTCCTTTCAGGTGTCCAATAAATCCAGCAGCAGCGGCAGCAGTTGCAGCGATCGCCAAAGCCAAAAGAACGTAAGGGTTAGCCTTTGTTGCTAGGTTCCAAAGCAACTGCAAAGTCGTCGCAATTTTGACCACTGCGTTTAGCGCAATGATTCCGGCAGCGACTCCGGCAAGTATG